GTACCAGCCGACCGTCTGGAAACGACGGAGGCTGTCGGTCACCGGACCGAACACGACGGACGGGTTCTCACCGAAACCAGCGCCACGGCTGTGAGCCTTGGCGAGCGCCTGCTTGCCGCAGATGACGGTGTTGTAGGCGTCCACGGTGGTAGCGCCGCCGTCAGCGGTGAAGTCGATACGCGGGGTCTCGATGAAGTCCACGCCGCCGAAGGTGCCGATGCTGCCCATGCGGACACCGGAGCCGTCCTGACGGATCTGGTACTGGATCACGTCGGTAACAGCGGTGTCTTCACGAAGGTCGTACGACACGTCGGGGTGGATGAAGCCGACGTACACGCCGCCTTCCATCGTCGGAGCCGAATCGCCACGAAGCGCAGCGACAGCCTGACGGATGAGCGACGCCGTAATGGTGTCGTCAGCAGCCAGGGTCGCGGTCGAGGTGGCATCGCCGCCGTAGGAGACGTTGCTGCCGCCAACAAGGACACCCTGAACGATCTTGTCGATCGAGTTCGCCATGTTGTAACCGATGATGTTCGCAGCATCAGCATCCACGTTGAGGAACGAGGTGCCACGAAGCTTCGCCGTGGTGGTGACAGCGTTGCCGTACTCGGCAAGGGTCACGGTAACGGTCGAGTCGCCAAGGGCAACAGCGGTCACATCCGAAGTCTCGGTCAGAGCCGAAGTGGCCTGAGCAAGATCGTTGTAGATGTTGAACTGGACAGCAGAGCCAGGGTGCGACTGGTTGGTCGACTTGACATCGGCAACCATCTCGAACATCGGCTGGCTACGCAGCGCGAAGTAGGCAAGCTGTTCAAATGCAGTGGTATCCGAAGACACCGAAGAGGTAGAGGTATAAGCCATGAGGGATCCTTCCCATCAGGCCCACCTGAGCTACATCAGACTGCTGCGTTCCAAGTGTGGCCGTGCGCTTCCATCAACTCCCGCAACTCGTCAGGGTTCTTCGTCTGACGAATCAACGTATCGAGTTCAGGATTGGTAACAGGGCCAGCATCGTCAGCCGCCATCGCGATCCGCTGCTCAGCCCCATAATCAATCTGGGGTTGCTGCGCCTGCACCGGCTGTCCGGTAAGGCCCAGTTCGGCAGCTTCTGCACGAATAGCGTCCACAGTCATCTCGCCGTCGTAGCCCCGCATGAAGTACTGACCCTGCTTTGAGCTTGGATCAACACCTGCATCTCGGAACGACAACTCGCGTTGCAACTGCGCCAACTGTGCGACAGCTTCGTCCCCGGCCTTAGCCCGGTCCTCTAGCTCACGTCGCCAGTTTGGCTTCGATTCTTGGCTAACAGAGTCTTCAGCCTCGGTGGGCATTTCATCTGTCATATGTCACTCACCTTCGATACGCGTCTACAACGGTGGAATGCAGACGGAGATTTGGGTGGAACAGCTCACCTCGCATGAGGGCCGATCCACCTAAAAACGTACAGTGTTATGAATGGCTACGTCAAGTAACTGGTGCAGCCGCAAACAACGACGACTGATTGTTCACGTCATCAAGCCACCGCAACACTTTCGGCAGGTTGACATCAGGCGCAAACACCAAATAAGTGCCATCGGCAGAATCGCACCCGATCCAGTCGGCGTACCGCAAACGCCGTAAGCTGTTGACTCGCCCCATATGCGCCCAAACGCTACGAGCGTTCGCTTCGGCAACAATCGCCCGCACTTCCGGTCCGAGCTTCCATTCGGTTGTGCCGCCGACAAACACTGCGCCGATCTCGCCCCACGGGACTGTGTCAACCGTTGCGCCGTCCTGCAACACAATCGCCAACGGCATCGGCCAACCGTCTTTCGGGAACGACTGCCAACGGTCAAGGGTCGCAGACCAATCGCCAACAACGTCAGGAACGCTGGCAAGGACCGACCGAGGGTACTCGGCAGTCAGTTTGCGATAACGCTCAACTGTGAACGCCTCAGGCTGCGTAAAGCACCCGTTGTCGATCAGAGTGCATATCCCTGACTCAACTTTATTTCCTTGCCCTGGCGTGACAATCGCCCCGAAATCATCTCGGGCCGCCATCGCGCTGCGGATCGCAGGCGTCGATGGGTTGCCGAAATAAATCAACTGTCGCCAGGAACCATGACTGTCATGTCAACCAGCGGCTGCTTGTAGCGGCGTCGAGCCATAGCCACAAGCGGAAGCGCAACCAAGGTCATGACGGTCTTGCCGACAATCTGACCGCTGATGTAATCCAGCGACCCGAACGCAAGCCAGAGGAACACCATTGAGTCAACGATTGACCCGACAATGTTTGATGCCACAACAGCAGCAGGCCAGTTACGTTCGCGCAACGGAGCGTAAACGCCAAGGTCGAACAACTCGGCAAGCAAGAACGCAGCGCCGGACGCAACAGCGATTGACGTAACGCCGCCAGGAATTGACACGGCGTCGCTAAGAAGCCACGACAACCCAGCGCCAGCAAGGATCGCTGGCACGACAGCACGCACCCCGCCGTACTCGTGAAGCACATCGCGTAGGCCGAACGTCAGCCCAGCGAAGAACACTCCAGCGGGTGCGGTAAGCCCGAACCCGATGTCAACGACACCCCACGTTTCAAGCGCCCAGTTTGCTCCGATGATTGCGAGCAGGAACGCAGCTACGGTTGCGATCGCCTTCATGATAAATCTCCTTGTTCAAAGCGTGGAACAAGCTTATCACGTAGCGCGACCCAGACCGGTTGCACCGGCCCCAGTCACAAGCGCACCCATCTGGCGACGGCCACGCTGCTGGCGTTCCTGACGCAACCGGGCCAGATCAGCAGTCGCTTCGGAATCCAACCCGAACTCTGCCGCTGCCAACTCAGAAGTCGTCACGGCTTCTTCTTCACCAAGAAGCTGCTGCGTCAAACCACGCTGACCCTGGAGTCGCTCAGTAATTTCACGGCGCTGCACACCAAGATCAGCAAGCCGCTCCGCTGTCTGTTTTTCTAGACCGCCGCCCAGTGTTCCCATAGCGGCAGCAGAAAGCCCAGCGGCTTCCATCTGCAACCGCTGCTCAATGACGCTCGTGCCCCGATCAGGGTCAAGGAAAAACGCCGTCAGTTCGCCAGGGCCTTCAACACCGATGCCGTACAGTTCCTGAAGCTGAGTTTGCAGGTTTGGGTCAATAGACCGTGCTGCTGTTGCAGCCATCGACACCCGCTCTGCCATTTCGGCCTGCGACACGTCGTTGCCGATGAACGCTGCGAAGTCGTCAGGCGAGTCATAGAAACCTTCAGGAATACCGGCAGTCATCATGGCTTGCCGGTAGCTGCGCTCAAGGCTGATGTACTCGGCAGGAGAGATCGCAGGCAACCCTGCTTCTCGCCGCATCTCCATGCCCTTGAATCGTTCTTGGAACCGCTCTGACTCGCGCAGACGCAACACCACAGCCTCGGTAGACGACCCCTCAATCAGCATGTTGTACGCCTCGCCGGTCAGGTCTTCGAGGCCGTACTGTCGGAGGGTGTCTCGGATGATCTCGACGGCGTCGCGTGCGTCCTGCTCTTCTTGGGCGGTGAGCGCGATGTCGTCCTCGGTGACGTTGGTAGGCGCTGGAGCGGGTTCTGGAGTAGGGCGTGGGTCGCGACTGGTGTCAGGAAGAACAGGCCGATCAGACGGCGGTAGCCGTAGCCCTCCTGGGCCGTCAAACTGCGGGTTAGGCCGATTCGCCAAGAATTCTTGAAAGGTTTGCTCACGACCGTCGTCAAGCGACCCTGCGTATTTAGGGTTCTCAAACGGGGGAATGTCACTCATCAGGCCACCTCACCAAACACGCGCCCGATCGCGAACGACAACGCCCTTGCAGAATCCGTACCCTGCGACGACTGCTGCCACTCATCCAACCCACGCACATACTTACGCACCTCGCCCAACGTCATCGGACGAGCCTCACCAGTCCCCGTATCAGGAATGAACTGAATCACATCACCAAACTCCTCATACAGATCCACGTTCGGACGGTCCAGCATCCGTTCAATCTCGTACTTGTACGGAGCGAAATACTGCTCAGGCGTGATCCCAGCGTTCAACGAGTTCTGCAACTGTGGGAACTTGTTTGCAGCCATCTCACGGAAGTACTGCTCGACACCCTCGGTCGTCTTCGTGCCGACGTAAATGTCCTGAGCGAACTGGGCAGCGTCGGCCTCGTTGATCGGCGTGAAATACCGCTTCGACATCGCCACAATCTCATCACGCGCCGCAGCAAAGCTCGACGCAGTCACCTCAGCAGCGTTAAACGATCCCTCAGCGGTCAACAGGCCACGGATGTACTCGCTGTCGTTCTCTTCGCCCATACGGGTGATCTGCTCAGCCAAGTCACGGGCACGGCCGCTGTCCAACTGGAACCCGAGGAACTGTGCTTCTTCACGCAACAGATCCAGCACCGGTTCGAGGTACTCGGTCTTCTGCGGTTCCGACATGTCTGCGGTGAGCACGTCGTACTCGCGCATGCGGGCGTCGGTCTTCTTCCACCACTCGGTGTTCTCCAGCAGCCCGAGGACACGGGTCGGTGCCGTGATCCCCTGGTCAACGATGACATCAAGGATGTTCTTGACGGACGCTGCGTTGGGGTCGTCGGCTGCGACTACCTGGCCGTCTGCGGTGAGGCCGACTTGCAGGTCGCTGCGATGCTTCTGAAGAAAGAACGAGAACCCGCCGAACTGCTGTGCGAGGAGCGCTTCAACTTCTGCCTGGTTCGCGTCGCGGATCTGTGCAGCCGACAGGCGAGTAACACCGCTGCCACCGCCGCCGCCGCCGGTTGTAACGACGCCGTCAGCACCAAACGCTTCTTGAATAAGCTGCCCGCCACGACTTTCAGGATCAATATCCTTCAGAGCAGCCAAACCCTCTTGGAACGAAGCAAACGCCCCACCCGGCCCAGCTTGCGATTCAGGCTCTTCTTCAGCAACACCATCAGACGCTTCAGTTACTCGCCTAACCGCTTCAGGAGAAAACTGCGTAGAAGCACGCGCCACGTTCATGATCGACTCGTAAGCCGAACGCACCTCGCTCGGGACTGTGCTCGGAATAAAGTTGTCGATGCCTTCCTCGAACACATTGAGATGTTCGGCAGGTGTGGCAACTACCGCTTCACGCACCGAAGGCGAAATGCGGACAGCCATCTCGTTCAGCGGGTCGGCAACAGACTCCGCTTCCAACATCTTGACTGCTGTCGGGTTCGCCGATCGCGTGTTCGCAGTCCGTTCCGTTTCAAGATCCTGAAGGGGCTGCGCCGCTACCTCCGGCAACTCAACAAGAATCCGGTCACGCAAATCGCGCGTATCAGATTCCAGCAGGTACTCAATCGTCTCACGACCCGACAACGCATCCTTGGTATCGCTCAAGTCGTCTTCGTAATTCCGAAGCAAACTCAGCGTTTCATCAAAGATCCCTCTGACCTCAGGCGACCGTTGAATCAGAAGTTCTACGCCAGCGCGACGATTCTGCCGGTTGCCGAAGAAATCAAGATCCCCAGCAAGAATGTCAAAAACGACATCAACAGCATCATCCCTATTAACAGCCATTACCGTCCCCGAATCCCCAACGCCTGCATCAACACACCAGCAGCACCAGCGTAATCCATCGCCTTAGCCTCCTCAGGAGCCTGCTCCCGAGCAAACGCCTCAGCACGGGCACCCACATTGATCCCCGTCGCACCCGACGCCTGCAACCCATGAATCATCTTCACGAAATCACGCTGCTCTTTCGGCGTAGCACGACGGCCAGTCACAGACGAAGACGCCTGTTTCATGGCAGCAGCCAACCCAACCGGGTCGATGTAACTAATTACACGACCACTCTTCTTTGACTCTTCCTTCGCCTTCTGCATAACCGCCATGAGTTCTTCAGGCGACCGCTGCCCGCTTTCTTTCATCAACACATCAAGGAAGTCAGTGCCAAGGTTCATCTCAGCCTGTGCTGCTGCCAGACTGACCGCATTGCTCACCTGCTGCACGAAAAACTTGTTGTCCAGTTCGCCGTTGTCGTCAAACATGTCGTTGATGTCGTCGTAAACCCCGACCTGAAACATGTCGATAGCTAGCAGCGCTTTGTCTTCATCGCTGAACCCGTCCAGCGTGTTTGCAAAATCTGTTGCGAACAGCGGCTCAGGGGCTTCGCCGTACTCCAGCCGGAACGCGCCACGATCTTCCATCGTGACACCTCGGATTGACCGCACAGGTTCACCAAAACCAATGAATGGACCTGACTCAGTAGTTGCTGAAGCAGCCGCTTGCCCACGAGTCATGCCCGGCACTAACTGGTTTTGCAACTTGTCTCGATAACTCATGCGAAGAAACTCCGAACTGATGCGTCTTCCTCAATGAAAGACCCCACAACAATCATATCCCTAGAGAAGAAACGGTCGAAGATCTGTGAAAACTCAGGCCGGTCAGCCAACAACTCTCGCTCTTCTTCAAAGAACAACAACAAATCAGTGTTGGAATCAGCGTCCAGCCGGATGCTGCCGCCTTCTTGTTGGCGACGCACCAGTTCGTCCTGCACAACAGTCCGCAACTCCAAGTAATCCAAAACGTGCCGGTACGACGGACGGCTACGCATTCGCTCATCTTCAGCAACCGCAACAAACCCGTCAATAACGCGTTTCATCTTGGCTGCAGACGACCCAAAGTCGTTCAACTCTTGCGCCCAAGCAGGATACTCCTGAGCCAACAACGCCATCTCGCGATCTCGGAAATCCTTAACCGTGGCCATCGTGGAATGACCCATGTGAGACGGCAGGCCAGCGTCCTCGCGACGCGACTGTTCCTCACGAATAGCGTCCTGCAACTCGTTGTACTTCATCCAACCCAACTCGATCTGCGGGTCAGCAAGCGTGTCAATCAACGACTTACGCTCACGACGCATACTCGGATCAGACGGGCTGACCTGCATCTGCTGCTGACGCCGGTACATCGCCTGCGAGAACACAGCCTTCTCAGACATCGGGCCGACACTCCCAGAAATGTACGCACCAATCTCAGGATGAGCCTGAGCCAAATCCTGCAACCGGATGTACTCGTTCTCGTTCACAACAGACGCAAACACGCCATCGTTCAACTCACTCATACGAGTCGTCAACGTGAAGAACTCTTCGCCGTACTCAGACAAGAACCGGGCGTTGCCTTCCATCGTGCCGTACTCTTGCTGCAACCGACGCGCTTCACGCAACAGTTCGTCATACGGCGACGCAACCGTCGTTGACGAAGGCGAGAACAAACCCGCTCCGATGCGGAAAATATGGAACGTGCGGGCACGCTCGTTCGCAACCTCAATCGCTGCGTTGACATCAGCCAAGTCAGTCGGGTCGATCGGGTCGCCTGCAAGCTCTCTCTCAACCGCATAGTCAATAAACATTGACTGGACAACACGTTCGTTACGAGGCGAATCGCTCACCAAGTCACGCACCGACTGCGCGTAGCTCGGCAACTGGGCAGAAGTCAACCGACCCAGGAACCCCTCCTCGGGATGCCCGAACGGGAACAGGAACTCGGTGACCTCAACCAGATCAGGGTCACGCAACACGGCCTCACGCACCGGGATAGTTACCAGCGGACCAAACCCAGGCGTGGTGGACTGCAACATCGTTGCCAGCCCTTCCTTAGACACCTTGATCTCGCCGCCCATGTCGCGCACAACCTTGGGAGTCAGCAAGTTCTGCACTTCGGTCGGCATCAAACTCCAGATGCTGTCCACGTCGTTCTCGCCAGTCGGCGCAGCCGTAGGCCACTGGAACATCAAGTAATCAGTTTCTTCACCGTCAAACTCGACAGTGACCTCGCTGATACCAAGAGCTTCAGCGTTCCACGGCTTCTGATACAGACGGAAGGCGTTAGCAACAAAGTACGGGTTTTCGATAGCGATGCCAGCCCAACGCGAGAACACCTCGGCCCAAGCGTTGTAGAACGGCATGATGTTCGACACTGCCTCACCAAACTTGGTCTGCTCAGTCAGGTCGTACAGCAGTCGGCGTGTTTCTTCCAACGCAGACTTTTGCGCCCGCTTCTGGATAGTCATGATTGCGCGCTGGCTAAGAACAGCGTTGCCCGCAGCGTCAATCTGCTTCGCCATCAACCGGTTAACTTCGCGCTCATAGATCGCTTGGAAGTACGGGTTACGGGCGATGTTGTCGGTGACCTGTGTGCCCAGAAGATCAAACGCGTAATCGCTCTTCTGACGCATGTAGTCCAACATGCCGCTGCCCTTAGGGGTCTTGTCAGGAGCCAACGTGACCCCGAACCCGGCATGACGCGACTGGACATCGCCAACCAACTCGTCAATCGACTTTGTGCTCTCGGTTTCGTCTGCGTACTTACGAAGCGTTTCCTCGATTTGCGACCACTTCAACTCGCCGCCAGCAGCAACCTGCTCACGCAACTCACGGAAGATGCCGTCAGCGTAGGCAGCAGGCAACAAGTTCTCGTAGTTCTGAACAAGCGCAGCCGCTTCCAACGGCAGGTCGTCGTCAGGCAAAATGCCCATACGGCGACGCAACGCTTCGTTCTGCTTCAACAACGCAGCAAGTTTGGCTTCACGAACAGCAAGCGGTTCGTTTGACCACACGATGTCGTAAAACTCGCGGAACTCTTTGCTGCCACCTGGAGTAAAGATGTCTACAGTGCGCTCAAACTGCGACACAAACTCGTCTCGCGTGCCCTGCCCGTATCGGTATTGTCTGAACCCCTCGTAAAACTGTTCAAGTTCCCTGGACGCAGCACCATGCACAGAACGGGTCGTGGCCTCAACAGAGTTCTTGCTAGATACCTGACGACGGGTCTGCTCAATGACACGGCGCTCGTCGCCGTATGCGCTAGTGACCCGGTAACCGCTGACTGACAAGTGCGGGACACCCGCGTCAATCAGGATCTGGTCGGCTTGATCCAGAAGGTTGGTTGCCTTCTGCATTTTCTCAAACTTCTCAATGTCTTCTAGGACAACTTGACCCTTGCGGATCATGTTGGCCGCTTGGTCAATCTCGATAGCGCGCACGCCTGCGCTGAGATTGTCTGAGAACTCCAGCGCTTCTTCCATCAACGAACGCCCTTCTTTCTGAAGAGCTTCGCCAATGGTTCGTTTGGCGTTGATTTCCGCAAGCTGCAACATGCGGCGACGACGCGAGTAATGCGAGATTGCCGCATAGCCGACACCTACGAACGGGTTTACAACAAGGCCGACACCAGTGAACTTCAGTGCAGCGTTAGCAGCGCGCCGCCTGCGGTTCTCAGACATCGCATCGCTGATGAGGTCGCGGTAAACCTCCTGCAACCACTGTTCAGGATTGTCGATTTCTTTCTGAACAGCTTCAAGACGATCAACAATCGTTGCGTCCTCAGCAAACTCACGACCCAGCTTTTCGTCAATCGCTTTGACGATATGCGTCAGGTCTTGTGCGTTCTCCAACGCCTGCGGGTTCTTACGAGTCAACGCCTTCGCCGCATAGGTGCGCGACAGGTTCGGCATGTTCTTCAACAACATGCCCAAACCTTCGATGCCGCCAAGCGTGCCAGCGATACGAAGCTGCTCATCCAAACTGACCCGCATCGGCCACTTTGGCGTCAACAACACCATTGGCTTCCACACGTTCATAGACGCGTTAGCTCCGCGCTGCCCTACTTTGTAACCAGCCCGGACAGCTTCCAACGGCGTAGACACATAGTCAGGCAGCCGCTTCATGCGGTCAATTCTTTTCAACTCGGCACTTACCAAGTCCCAACGAGGCAACACCCGAGTTGTGCGGATTTGCGAAGGCGAAGCCATCTTCTCGTAGAAGATCACCGCTGTGTCGCCACCTTCACGAATGATCTGTGCAGTGCCGCCTGGCAAAATGTTCAAAGCTTTTTCGGTGTCGTGGCGATCCTTGATGCCGCGCGCTTTAGCCAACGCTTCTGTCAGATTGCCAACTGTAGATTGTTCTAGCCCGACGTTTTTGGCAGCATCATCAAACTTCGTAGTAAGCGCCTCGACG